ACTGATGGTAAATACAAGTTGATTGCCTAAATCCCATCAAATTATCTATTATATCTCTAAAAGGTTGCAGAGCAGAAATTAATGGGAACGAACAGGGCGAGTAATTTATCTTCGAGTATTTACACATCGCCAGGAAGCGATCAAAAATTTACAGTTAACTCAATTGAAGCGAATATGATTAAGTCGATAAACGCAGATCTCTCGACAATAAAAGCGGGGGACGATGTAATTACAATCAATTCGAGCGGAATTGCTGCTATTACAAGTGGTACCATAATGTTTAATTTATCCGCTAATACAGGGAATGCGTTTTTTAAGGGCGACGTCGAAGCAGGGGCAATGGTATTACCAGTAGGGTCAGATAAGTGGGCGAGCTAATATGGCAAAATCAGGAAGTATTTGGGTTGAGGGGACTAAATTACATTGGATAAAAGGAAGCAGTGAATATTCGATTGAAGGAACAGACGAAGGATTAGTTGCAGGGTTAAAAGGCTCGCTTTGGATTGAAGGTTCTTTGATTGCGTATATTGATGATGATGGTCATAAGCGGATTATTACTATGACTTCAACTAGTAATTTTCCAACTGGAGCATTACAAGGCAGCATCTGGATTGAGAATTATCCCAGAATCATTGACCAAGCGGGAGAAGAAAGATATATCGCACACGAGAATCATGACGATTCATTTCACCAGGATTCTTCACCGCATAATGATTCTGCTCATCAAGATGGAACATATCATTATGATACAGCACCTCATACTGATTATAGTGATTGGGACGAATATAATGATGTGCATGCAGATCATCAGGATCATCATGATATAGCACATTCAAATTGGGATGACCATGACGATACAGCACATTCAGATTGGGATGACCACAACGATTCCCATACAAATTGGGATGACCATGATAATGTTCCTTATGATGATTGGGGCGATCATACTGACACACATAGCGATTGGGATCAGCACAATGACGAAGCTTATAGTGATTGGTCCGATGAAATTTATGAAGATCACGACGATCATGATGATTATGATGACCATGAAGACTCTTATTCCGGCCCATATCACGACCATTTTCAGTGGGATAACCACGATAATCATAGCGATCATGATAATACTACTTGGTCAGATATGCCGCACATAGATGATGCTCACGAAGACCATAACGATCACAGTAATTCGGGAGATGAATGGAATGACCATATAGATGATGCTCACGAAGACCACAGCGATCACAATGATACAGCGCATCGAGACCATGGTGACCATTCCGACGTACCTCACGATGACCATAGCGATCATTCCGACGTTGAACATTTGGATTATTCGCACGAAGATACAGGAACAGGATATGAAGACTATACAAAGTATTCCGACAGACCGCACTCCGATCACGCAGATTATTCCGATGTCGCATACCAAGACTGGGATAATCATAATGATTCGGGAGCAGGTCATACAGATAAACCAGCTTATGAAGGAGAAGTTTAATGAGCATATTAGTTAAGCCAACAATGAGATGTAATAGCAATTGTATTTATTGCTATGAGAATAATTTAAGAAAAAAGAAAATGCTTTTAGACTACGATTTAAGTAGAGTATTATCAGCTATGGAAACCGCTCACAAGCGATTTAAGACTGATATTTGTCTGCATGGAGGTGAGCCTCTATTAATTCCTAAACATGACCTTGAAAAGTTATTAAAAAAAGGGTTCGAACTTGCTGGGAAAACATCGATGCAGACAAACGGATTGCTAATCGATGATGAAATTATAGCAATGTTTAAGAAATATAAAACAGCTATTGGAATTTCTATTGATGGACCCGATGAACTAAACATGGGGAGATGGAGAGAAAAAAATAAGGAGCGGACAATAAAAGTTATCAAAAATATCTACAAACTACGATACGAAAAGATTTCAGTGGGACTAATTTCGGTAATAACAAAATATAACTGCCTTCCAAAACAGCGAAAGAAGTTTAAGGATTTTATTATGGAAATGAAGGGAATTGGCTGTCCAAGTGGACGAATGAATCCAGTATTAGGAAAAGGGGATTATGTTCCGACCGTTAATGAATTCAAGGATTTCTATTCAGATATGTGCGATTTTATTCTTGCCGACGATAAATTACAATGGCAACCTTTTAGAGATATAATAGATAATTTGATGGGATTTAGGCAATCAACTTGTATTTACCATCAGTGCGACCCTTTTTGGACTAACTCAGCGCATGTTATTTTGGGTGACGGGAGTATTAGAAATTGTATGAAAACAGTGGTAAGTGGCAATGTTCTGCAAGGTGAAGCACCTATAAAGATCAGGTACGAAGCGTTATTCAATACACCAAAGGAGTTTGGAGGATGTAAAGGCTGTAAATACTGGCCAATATGTTCTGGATTATGTCCCTCGGAGGCAATTGACGGAGATTGGAGGAATAAATCGGTATTTTGCGAAGTCTATTATTCCTTGTACGAAAAGATTGAAAAACGGAGCAGAGGTCTATTCCCTAGGATAAAGTTAATAACTGATTATAAAGTTGAAGGACCGGAAGATTCTGTGTCTAATTACAAGTTTTGCAATAAGGTTGAAAGAATGGAGGGTTCCACTTGGAGAACCTCTTCTAATTATACAAGAAAAAAGAGGAGGGAAAGGGGAGGAGAAGACCATTCCGATTCACACGGAGATTATGCTAGACACAGTGATTCGAATAATCCAGAGCGAGATTGGGAAGATTGGAATGATAAACCTCCAAAAGGTTATGAGGGTAAACATGCCGATATACCACACGGCAATTATCAAAGACATGGAGATTCGGGATGAGATTAATAATAAATATATCAGAGGGAAAAATTTATATCAGGCTGGAAGCTGCGCCTAGTATTGAGCAAGAATTCGATAATAAGGAAGATGCGTTAGAAATGCTGAAAAATCTATTTGATTTTCATTTAGGTGCTCATCCAGACGAATAAATTCGGAGGTTTCAAGTTGCGAGAATCTATGAAAGGAAATAAAATGAAACTAATTGAGGGGTTAGATATTCCTCCTTTCACAAAAATTTTCTGGAAGAAGGAAAATGATAAGATTGTAGACTTGATTCAAAGAGCAAGTCACATCTGTAATCTTGCTGAATACGAGACAGTAAGAAGAAAATTAAGGAAAGTTTACACTTTCCATGTTAGACCTCGAGGATTCGAAGACCAAATTGAAAGAATCACAAATGATGGTCTATTTTGGATTCCGATTCAACGCTCAAAGTGTTATGAAGGATTCAGCCATAAACATTTTCCTACTAGCAAAGATGATCCTCAATCCACAGTTTATGGTGCTGTATCCTGGAAATTGGAATATGCTCAAAAATTCAAAAAGGCATCTCAAGGCAAATGTGATCATAAAATACTTGCAGAACTTCTTGGTTACCCAAAGTGCTGCGCTAACTTTTTCACTAAAGTTTGGGCTGAGGGATATTATGATCCTATTTGGCAGGCAGCAGAGAATACAGAAGGAGCAAAAAGAGAGGGAAATACTATCACTTTAAAGACAAATGGGTATGCTAATGAGTGTATGCGATATTTTGGATTACGCATTGTTCCCCAATTAACTTGTTCTTTTCAATGCGAGGAAAGTGAGAAACAAGGAAAAATGTTCTTAAAGGTAATGAAGGAACTAGACGAAAAGGCTGCTGAATTTCTATTAGATTATCTTAAAGGAGATATAACATGGTCGGTTTTACATGGAATTGCACAAATTGAAACAAGAGACTTTATAGGCATTACGAATTCTATGCCGGCTACAGAAAAATTTACAATAAATATCAGGAGGTAAAATAATGAGAGCTGTTAAGAATGGTATTGTTTGGCTTTGCTTTTTACTAATAGCTTGGCTTATCCCCAAGCCTAAGAAGAAAGGAAGGAAAATTATTACAAACGCAGAGTTGAAGAATTTATTAAGAGGAGTATTGGGCAAGGCGTGTCAGTTGTTTTTAGTCGACAAAAAATATAAGGTACCAACGCTGGAGAATATGAAAAAGTTCTTGAAAGAGGATAAGACCGACTTATATAAATATATTCCAGAATTCTTCGACTGCGATGATTTTTCATTCAGATTAATGGGGCAATTCAGTATCCCTGGTTGGAGTGATATTACCTTTGGAATAGCTACCTCTATGGTTCACGCATACAATGTATTAGTTGCCTTGGATAGTGATAATGAGATGCAGGTATATCTAGTAGAACCGCAAACAGATGAATTAATTCTGGCGAAAGAAGAAAAGAGGTCAAAGTACCAAACTTACTTTATTATGATGTAACCGAAGCTGGAAGGAGGTGTGAGATGAAAAGACTCTTTGTAATTCCGTTGATTTTGTCCCTGTTGTTCGCTCTGTCTACTCAAGGGATATGCCGTGAGAAGATATTTAGTACGGAAGTTGTTCGGGAAAATCCAGTTAACTTGGGCGAGTATATAACCGAACAAGTCGACTTCTTAGCAGAACTGTTTACGAGATTCATGTAAACTGCGAAACCTAACGCTAATTTCCAGGACAAAGTTTATAGTGGCCTACAGATAACAATATGGGAGTCGAAACCAGAATCTGTCTGGAAAAGATCTGAGTGGGCGGTAGTTGTAGGTAAAGTAGTAAAATACGAAGAAAAAGAGTTATTCGACCAGCCGACATTTTACGGGGTAGAGTTTAGGGGCATCCCATTACTTAAGGATGTTGCTGAGATTTTCGAAAAGGCGGATGCTCAATTATTAACAAGTGAGGGTACAGTCTACTTCGGACTTTCCTACGAGTTTAGAAAGGAGGCGGAATGAAATTTCTAGTTGAAACATATGGAGATAAGTTGTGGGAAGTTCACGTAATACCTGAGAGTGAAGTGCATGAACTTTGTGAAAATCTAGACGAAGTTAAAAAGTTTATTCTAAGAATATTGGTAGAAAGGAGGTGAAAGAAAGTGATACTACACATAGTATACATAGTGGCAGTAGTGATCGCTCTAGTACTAGGAGCATACGGGATAGATCCGAGAAAGAAGTACATTAACGTTGTAATTGATATTTTGACGAAAGTGAAAGAGGTAACACCAGACAACGTTGATAAGATAATTGATATGATAATTAAGGGGTTACAAGCAGACTTAAATCTTCACAGTAACAATCCACAGCCTTTCCAAAGTAGTGTTGAGAATTTTTCACGTGTCCAGATGTTGCATACCCACATAAAATTGTAATCGGTTTATCTACGAACTCTCTTAACGCATCCAACCTCTTCAGCAGACTGTAATCCATCTTAAAAGGATCACCAAAGTTTTCATTAACAGTGAAATGCTTGGTAGTCTCCCACTCCTTCTTCGTCAACTCACCTTTCCTTTTACTTTTTCGATCAATTGCTTCGCAGCTTTCGACTCGGGATTTAACCCTTCTGCTTGATTTTTATTTAGCTGCGGAGAGGTTTAGTTTTAACGGGATAGGTATTTATCCTAGCTGGGCGCATAAAGGATTACATCTAGATGTAAGAGAGTTAAGGAAGTATCAACCTGGAGCGCGTTGGATAAGAGTTGACAGTGAGTATATTAAGCTTAATAGTGAAAATGTTAGAAAGTTCGTGGAGGCACCTGTAGTCGCGTAATGCTTCTTGAACATCTGCCAGGCACCTCCCCAAGTTTTATTCATACCAAAAACGGACCCACTTCTCTGTTTTTAGGTTTAGAACGCTATATATTTTTTCCTCTTTTGAAAACAGGGATCTAACAACTACTCGCTCAGGTTCAAAGTTCATTATTTGAGTCTGGACTGCATCTAATGTCTCACCCGTGTCCACAATATCATCAATTAACAATACGTGTTTACCCTTTATATGATCTATTCTTTTCGGTAATTCTAGCCTTAATGTATCTTTTGTTCTTCCTTTATACAAAGATGCGTAAACTACCAGCAGTGGTTTATTAAACTTTTTAGCAATAACAGTTGCTGGAATTAACCCTCCCCTTGCAATCCCAACCACAAAATCGAGCTGCGTTGCTAAATGTTTAACGTCTTCGACTAGTAATTTCAAAGTCTGTAAGTACTTTTTCTCCGAAATTCTGAGAATAGAATCGTCTACCATTTTAACTCCTCTTTAAATTTAGTTCTATAAGTAGCTTTCTAAGATCCAACCCTTAAATTAGCCGCCTTAAATTTTTAGATATGGAATTATATTACTTTTTATTTTAAGCGGTAAATTCCCCCGTTTAAGGCGGCATTTTATAGTTGATTTTACAACCTCATTGTTAAAAGAGGGATCTTATCTTATCTGAACATTTTTCTATCAAAATCCTCACACAGTTATGTTATTCTGTTTTAGAAATTGTTCCAAGAGTAAGCGTATTACCTCAGTCTCTTTAATCTGCTTCCCTGCTTTCATCTCCAAAACACCCCGTGCCCGATAAAGCATCACAACATCAGGTGGCTCTAAAGAAATAACTTTTGTCCTTGTCGTACCTCTACTCAATTGACCTATCTGCTCACCCCCGATTCTTGATAAGCGTTTAACAACTTTGTATGGAATGTGAGTCATTTGTAATATGTGGATGTATGCTGCCTCCTCGTATCCAGAAATTGAAAAGAAGATGATCGAATCGAATTTTGCCGCCTTAATTAGTTCCCCCACCTGTTCACCTAGCTCTACCCTTTCATCGTAACCTAAATCTTCTACATCTTTCGTCGGCGCTTTCTTTGCCTCATTAAACATTTGTAATCCATCAGCTCTCAATATCGCAAAAGGCTTCTTTGACATCGAGCAGGTCTGTATAAACCTACCTACTTCGGGATTCTTAAATAAATGATCCGGCTCCAAAGTACCTTCTGCACACTCTCCTACTGACATAGTCACGCATAACACTTTCTTAGGCATTTATTTCACCTCCTAAAAATTATTTTCTTGTTTTAAAGATTTATCTGCTGTTAGATTAGCTTTCTCTTCAACTTCTGGATTCCCCTCCCAATATACTTCGTTGTCACCCAGCGGACACAACTCCCCATCGACTGTCATCATTTGGATTTTGAATTTTTCACAGATCATTCTTAAAATTTCCTCTTTTGTTAGAAATATCTTCATTCTAACCTCCTATATCTATTTTAACAAAGTCGCTACTTTTTTCGAATACGCCTTCCTTACAAAAAGCAGCAAAGTAACATTCCTTCTCTTTCGGACAATAATTACGCTTACTCAGCTTACAACCGTGCTTACCCAGCAACCAGAGGGGTTGATCAAGTTGTAGAGGGTAGAATTTTTCACCTTTACAAACTTCGCTCCAATAATCCCGTATAACGTTATTAGCGTCTTCAACCCAACCTTCAAACCTTCCAGTCACGCAACCTAATTTTATAGTAGCCCGTGATAGATTTACATCTACGGGAATTGGAATCTTATCTAAATTCTTTAACTTAAACTTAAAGCCTAACGTCGAAACCTCTCTCAAATAGAATGAGATTACTTTGATTCCAGAAATATATGGGAACCAATTAGCGAACTCCCCTCTCATTTCCTCGTAAATCACCCTTGCATCAAAGTCGAAGTGTTGGAACATATTGTATGGATCGCCATCAAACAAATAAGCTAGATTCTGGGATAGGGGTATGATAAATGAGTCCGTCTCTCTATGTATCCTTTTGCCTAACCCATGTTTCACCAACGCCTCATAAACTTCCTCTTTAGTTTTCTTCAAAACCTGCTTCGGATAAAACAAGAATCTAGTCGATTCGTCCTCATAAGTCTCTCGCGCAGCTTTATGAAGCTCATCAGCATTGCGTATATAAGACAATGGGGCACATATAGTTACGAAACGTAAATGCGCTCTACTACCTGCTTTCATCCCTTTCGGTAAAGTGAATTCAGGTGTCTGTCTTACGCCAAATATCCCTTTCTTATACTGTTCCATCAGGAGCGGCGCTAATATCCGTCCTCTCCCCACGTGTCCCTTTAGCTTCACCTATTTTTCCTTCCTCTATTAAAGTTAGTAGTAACGTACAATAGCCAGCCATATCAATAACTGAATTTGTTATCTGTTTCACATCTTTCCCTCGCATACCAAAGACCTGTTCCTCTAACCTATACGCCTTTGCTATTAAGAGATCGGCGTTCCTATCAAACGCTCTCTTACCCAATGCAAACGTGTTACCATAGGCCGTCTGCCTATCCCCTAGGATGTTTCTTATTTTGTTCCATTGTTTCAAGAACCTTTCTTCCATCTTTTCCTCCTTATTAATTTAGAAATAATTTTCTTATCTTCCTCTGGATTAAAATCTCTTACACATAACCATTTAAGCTCCAACGTTAGACAACATCTACTATCATCGAAAAATTTAAATAAAGACGCCTTAGAAGTCGGCACGTAACCTTTCTCCCTTATATTATACAGCGTTTCTTCGAGAAGCTTATGAGCAAGATGGTTAAGGACAAATCTAAAGTCCTCAACCTCTAGCATTTCATAATCTATTACAGTTCGAGATGTTAAAATAACACCTGTTCCCTTTAGTTCTGACGCCCTCCATATATCAAATGGCCATATCCCGTTCAAAGCTGTTAATACTTGAGTAGGAATTGGCTGCGTTTCGCCTAGAAAATTCTCTATTGCTTTTCTATCTATGGAATTCTCCTTTCGGCTTCTAATAACTCCTCATGCCTTTCTTTCGATATACAATGTATCTCCAGATTGTGGAACTTTAGTATCAATAACCACTCTTTGTTGAATTTCTTAGCCCCTTCTTTAATCTTATTTATAATTCCTTTCTCGACCCTCAGGCTATTCTTTATAGTTGATTTAACTTCGGCGCAGTAATTCTTCGATACGCAATCCACTTGCAGCCCATAGTATTCTCCCACACGACCGGTAGAAGACATCAACGCTTTCAACTCCTTCTCTCCTGGCTCGCCATCTATTCTTAATAAGTTACGAGCAGCTTCACGCTCCGAGCGTTTTGCTCTCAATAGTCTCCTCTTTGCTGGAGAATTTGCTTTTTTATTTTTCTTTAACCTCAAACTCACCTTTCGGCTCTCTTTTCTTTTCATATAATAACCCCTCTTCTATGAAGTCTATTTTATCAGCCAACCTTAAGTATTTAGCAGATAAGTCTTGTTGAACGGCTAAAACTTCGGTTCTTTTCCCCTTTGACTTTAAGTAGTTCATTAATGGGCAGAAGTCTGAATCACCTCCTACCAATACCCACGTATCGAATTCGTCTATTTTCGAACAGACATCAACTGCTAAAACTATATCAAGAGTCGATTTGCCTTTCCCCTTCACTTTTTCAACTTTCGTCTCGAATCCCAAACGTCCTACTAGTTGAATAAATCCTCTTGAGTCGGAACTTAGATCGGATACAATATACGCAATCGCCTTAATTTCAGCAATGGGATGATTTGAGATGATTAATCTCTTTAATTTACTAAAATCTACACGCGAAGTCCTGCCGAATTTTTCAAGAACTCCTAAATATATATTTTCCGTATCCACTGTAACTAAAACTCTTTCTTTTTTATCATCCATTCTTTCTCCTTTCTATAATTAGAACACTCTACTTCTTAGTGACTGCCTTAACTGGTTTTCAAATGACTTAAAAATTTTAGATGAGCCGAAATCTTTTGCCCTAAATTTTTCATTTTTAGCTACATAAAATCCTCCAGATCTTTTTATCACCCCTTGTTCTTCCGCAAGAGGCAGTAAAGATGAAGCATTATCAATCCCTCTCTCGAAGTAAATGTCGAAACGACACTCTTTGAACGGTGGGGCGATCTTGTTTTTTATAACTTTTGCCTTTACTGCAATTCCGACAATTTCATTTTTATTCTTAATGTATCCAGTCCTTGTTAACTTTATGCGTACTGTGGCATGAAATTTAAGAGCTCTGCCTCCGAATGATACACTCTTTTCTCCAAACATTATACCCACTCTTTCCTTCAACTGGTTGATAATTACGAGACCTATTTTTTCTTTCGTAATTAAAGGCAAGATTTTCCTGATAGATGAAGCGATTAGACGAGCGTGAACAGCAGGAAATATATCTCCAAAGTTCCCCTCTACCTCCGCTTTTGTAGGCGCACCGGCTAAAGAATCTAATAAAATAACCATAGGTACTTTACTCTTCTTCTCCTTAACAGTTTTTATTACATACTCCATTTGGGCGAATACTTCTTCTTGTGAATCAGGTTGTAGACAAACAAGTCGATCTGCATCCAGGCCTATCTGTTTAGCCCAAGCTGGTTCGAAGGCTTGTTCAGAATCAATTAAGACAGCGACACCCCCCATTTTTTGACACTCTGTTAAGATATGTATACCGAGTAAGGTTTTGCCTACTGACTCGAATCCGCAAACCTCTGTTAATCTTCCTAGTGGAATGCCGGGCCTGCTTATAGCGTAATCCAGGCCAGTACAGCCGGTCCTAACGTAACCTGGAACGTGACTAATTATTGTATCACTTGAAAGAGTGGTTGCAGCACCTGAACCGAACTTTTGCTCAATTTGTTTAACTACATACTTTACGAAGTCGTCCTCACCTTTCTTTTCTATTATCTCCATTATATTTCTCCTTTGCTAATGCTATTCCTTCTTTGGTGAACATTGTTTATTGCTTCCTTTCAATGTCGATTGAATTACAGTCACCACGACCTTTTGTAATGCGGCGACTCTTTCTTTGAGATAACTCTTTATTTATAGTGTTTATTTCTTCTTCTTAAACAATTTACTTACTAATTTCTTATCTCTCTCTTCTACATCTTTTTGACTAACTCCTGGACGAGTCTTAAACTCCAGCGTAGACGCATCGTACCAAATTAAATCTGATGCATCTGTGTATCTGTACTTATACTCCTCAGTAGAATCTATATCTAAATAAACAAGTTGGTCTATCATTTTTACCTCCTTCCTTTATCTTCTTTAAACACAACTAGTTCTTTTCTTACGCAAACTGGAAAGGTATTTCTCAACTCCTTTATAAATTCTTTATATAAGGGTTCTAGAGGAGCGGGGGCCCAGAAACAGATTTTAGAAATGCCTCTTCTCCGAAGCTCTGTCAATGCTCGAGTAAAGAGCTTAGTTCTATTTCTTACTTTCCCTGGAGGTACATCATACCACATAATTTTTTCATTTGAAAATACTACGCCATATTTGTCAGAGAAAACTGCAAACGGTAAGTTATTAGCTTTAACAAAGTCGAAGAACTGTTTTATACGCTTCGAGATATATAACTTCTCAGGTGTTTGCGGTAAAATGGAAAAGTGTTTTTGTCTACAACAATACGTCATGTACAAATGCACTATATCAACCCCTCCTTTCTCAATCTTGTTAACAACGGGTCAACCATTTTAAGCTTATTAAATGCTTTACATCTTATGACGCAACTCTCACATCCAACTGGATCTTTCTGTAACTCTTCTAGACTCATTTTCGATGAAACTTTTAGTGGCGGTATGAAACACGGGACGCCAAAACTCGGGTTATAGCAAGAAACAGTATTAGCAAAGTCGACTCCTAAATCTATACCCCACTTTATAATATCTGCCTTACTTAATTGTTGTAACGGTCGATGTATCTTAACTTTTTTATCTAGAGCAAGTGAGATTGTGTTTTCTGCATGATACAAGAAGTTAGAACGACAATCTGAGTACCCACTGTAATCAATCGTATTTGTACCTATAAAAATGTCTACAATGTCGGGGTAACCGTACGCTGCTGCTAATGTCAAGAAAATTAGATTTCTACACGGCATGAAAGTTCTCGGAATTTTGCTACTTAATTCTCTCGAACGTTTAACATCTTCGCTAGATCGAACTAAAGAAGAATTACAGAAATTTAGATTATAATCTATATCTTTTACTTTAACATTCTTTGGTAAAGCTGTACCCCAAGGCCTCATTTCTTCTCTGCACTTTTGGCCGTAGAAAATTTTTAGTGCAATAACGTCTTTAAATTTTTTCGATGCTACCCACAGGCATACCGTGCTATCCATGCCCTTACTCCATAGGACGATACAAGTTTTGTTTTTCATTTACTCCTCCTTTTATGCGGTTGCCGCCTATCCTTTATGAACGAACGGCAACCATACTACCTAACGGAGAGTTATTTTCTCCCACTCCGGCAAAGATTCGCACTCTGCAAGCCCATTACTGGCGTTTCAGAGCAGTTACCAGTCCTTGTGTTTACCTATTCCACCACAGAGCGGGAGAATATTGTAATTTATTTTTTAGCCCAGTTTACTAACCCGTACACAAACGGAGTATCAATTGCAGCTATTATCAACTTAAATACCCATTGGCCTAGGACTAACGGCTGTACAGGCATTACCCCAGCAAACGCTATTGTCACGAATATCACACTGTCTATAAACTGGGATACCATAGTGGATGCATTATTTCTAATCCACAAATGTTTACCTTTTGTGATGGTTTTCCATTTATGGAATGCCCAGATATCGTGAAACTGTGAGACTAAATACGCTATTAACGATGCTAAGACTATGCGTGGCATTATACCTAATATACTCTCAAAGGCAGCTTGATTTTTCCAGAACCCAGCAGCCGGCCACTTTAATGTAACCATTGTTAAGCATAGAACAACCAGCTGCGCCAAAAAGCCTACAGCTACAATAAGATTCCCTATCTTTTTACCCCAAACCTCACAGATTGTATCTGTCATTAAAAAAGTAACCGCATATGCTATCACCCCCCCTGGTATGCAAAAATACCAGAATGCAGCAATAATTTTACTGACAATCACATTTGCTATTACTAGACTTCCGATAAAAATAGAAGTTAGTAACAGCAACTTCCATAGATTTTTTACTCTCGTTTCTATCATTTATTAAACTCCTCCAACTTTATTTGGCCAAACTATTTTATGCAACTGAAGGTTAAGGGTGAGACGGCTGTCACCTTTTACGAACTCTGCTACTTCTGCGAGGTCCGCCTCACCCCAAATAGGTGAAACTAAGTACTTTAACTCAGGTCCACCCCACTCTTTTAACTTTTTCTTAATAAAACTAAAATCTGTCTTATCTCTTACTACAAACTTGACAGCATCTTTATCAGAGAGTCTGCCCAGGTTAGCTTCTCTGAATTCATTTTCCCCTGAACACGGGCACTTACAATCAACCACAACGTGTAGTTTTTCTTTAGAACAGAACGTAAGCGGAAGTAATATTGTCCCATTAGTTTCTAAGTCTACCTCATAACTGTTCTTTATTAACAGATCGATTAAGTTGTATATCTCTTCTTGTATCATAGGCTCGCCGCCTGTTACACAGCATAACCTAGTTGGGAACTCCTTAACCTTCTCAACTACTTCCTCTACTGTTGTGTCTGTGAAGTTACCCCCTTCCCTTGCGTAAATGGTATCACAATAGGAGCAGCGTAAGTTACAGCCATACGTCCTCACGAATGCTGTCGGTCTACCTATACTCACTCCCTCACCTTGGATACTGTAGAATATCTCAGAAATTTTCATAAGTTTCCTCTGCACAGTTGTTTTCAGTCTCGCAAACTACAACTTTTATTGAATAGTGATCGTTTAAGAGTTTAACAATTTCCGATACAAAGTAGCTAGCTAGATTCTCCGCTGTAGGTATTACTAACTGCTCAATATTTTTTTCCCTTGCGACGTCGTTTATACAACGGTGGTCAAATTGTCTCAAAACCTTTTTAACATCCCCGAAATCAACAACCATACCGTTTAGGTTCGTCTTCCCTCCGATTTCAGCTCTTAGCTTATATGAGTGGCCATGGATCTGCCCGCATTTAGGATGTCCTGGGATGTAATGAGCTGATTCAGACTTAGTTTCAACTATTATTCTCATATCACACTCCTTCTACAATGATGTAAAAACTCTTCGACTGGGTTAAGCCCTGTGTTTAGAGGCTTTTTAAACAAACCTCTTATCGCTGAAGTTGTAATAACTGAGTTCGTTTTAACTCCTCGCATTTCCATACACATATGCCTACCCCTTAACACAACTATAACTCCTAAAGGGTTAAGGCGTTCTGTTAAAATCTCTGCTATCCTATCTGTTAAATCCTCCTGGATAACTAATCTAGCGCAACACCATTTGACTAATCGAGAAATTTTTGAAATACCGATTACTTTTTTATTAGGTATATATCCAACATCTGCTACAATCCAGATAGGTAAAACATGGTGTTCGCACATAGAGAAACAATGAATCCCGCTTGAAACTACCATTTGATCGTTAGTAGACTTAAAGGTTTTTAGGTCCGGCATTGGAGTCGTATATCCTCTTAGGAGCTCTTGTACAGCATCGACTACCCTTTTTGGAGTACCTCTTAGCCCTTCTCTGCTCGGGTCTTCCCCTACATATTCTAGAAAATCATGTACATATCTTTCATACTTCAATGGATGTTTCACTTATTACCTCCTTCTTCTTTTTGAGCGCCTAGTAACGTCTTATAGGCATCGATAACCCCACCAAGATAAAACTTACTAGCTCCCTTTGTCTCCTTACGTCTACCTTGTGCCTCTAGAATCTTTCCCTCCATCTCTTTTTTTAGCTCCAAGAGTTTCAAAACAGCGTAACTACATCCCGCCTCAAACCCAGCATCCCAAGCCTCTGGATAACTATTAGGTTTTCCCTCTCTCTCTTCTGGATGTCCTCTAGCTATTACCTTTATTATTTCTTCAATATTTATCTTGGCCACCTCCATTTATTTATTTGCCTCATATTATGTTCAAATGTATCTGCCTCCGGTCCACTTAATCTTCTATTCAAATCTATCACCTTTATATCTCTATCATATCCCTTACTCTCTAACGACAATTGTCTCGATGCTAATGCGAACGCTGCTGAGGAGTCACATGATTTAATAAAAGGGTATATCCTCTGATACTTTAACTCAATTGGATTACCTAGACCGAATAGATGAATCGGCTTTTTAGTTAGTTGTAACTCATTTAATAACTTAGTAAGATACAATCGATTAGGCATCACTCTGTGTCCATGTACAATTGGGTCGAATACCTCTTTAACAATTATGTAACTCAGACAGACCTTATCTATGTCTGGATTATTATAAAAACGGAGGAAGGAGGTGAAGTACTCCTCCACACTCCTTCCCTGCGCTGCTGCCCAAATTTCAAATCCTGTTTTTTCTAGTCTGTTCCGTTCTTTTAGAAAGTCTATAAACTTCTCTGTCGATTCTATCGTTCTTTTACAATCTCTAAAGTGGTCTGGTGCTACAATTGCGTCGGCTCCAACTTCAACTGCTTTATCAAATAGTCTTTTGTTAGTTACAGGTACCCCGTTCTCTAAAGTTCCGCAGTCAAGAACTAACTTAAACTTCGGGCTCTCTTTCTTTAACTGTTTGAAAAAGTTCCAATATCCCTCGTCTTTAACATGAGCTAGCATCAGATAGAAGCTTGAATAGGTAGAAGCTAATTTCAAATGGGGCGTAGAAGCCAGGTGACAAACTTTTATCACTTTAACCCCTCCTTCAGTTCTCTTTCTATCTCACGGGCATCGCTTTCATTGTCTTGGGCAGCTTTCATACAGTCCTGTAATTTGGGACACTTAACACATTCCCTTTCTGCAAACAACCGTGGATCAAAATTCCCGAAGCACTTCTTCTCTAACGTGGTTTTCTCTAAAACCCTACCTATCCCAGGCTCCTCAACTTTAGGCGGAGACACTTTCGGGGCTACTTCCACTCTTTCTATCACATTTTCTTCTTCTATACCAACTTCCTCATCTTCGGCATATCCTTCGTACAACTCTTTTTGAGCATCGTAGCTCAAGACGTTCAACGCCTTATCCAAATCGTTTAGTGACTCTAACCACTCCATATTCTGTAACTTAGTTGGATTCCTACGTAACCTCACGCTAGTATATCTCGTTTTCAATCCCAATCCCTCCCTAACAATTGTCAGATCGTATCCGCTATCTGGATTAGTTAGGTCTCCCCACTCCTCGTCTGCGAAGTACGCCCAGATTTGCTCAAATAATTTCACGCCGCAACTTAAAATCTGCACCCCCTTCTCCGGTTCTTGTAAATCGATTATATTCCACAGATATCTATTCGCTCTTCCGATCCTGCGTGCTGTATCCTGATCCTGTTCTAGACCTGAAGACCATAACTTCGAAACCTGCTCACATATATAACATCTTTTCCTAAACGGACGCAAACAAGCGACTGTCTGGCTTTCTGGGCCAATCCCAAAGTGTACTACGACTTCTTTGAAAGGCAATCCGCTATCGCTCCAAGGCGGTAAAATTCTAATCTCATTCGGCCCAACTTTTGGATTGAAGAAGCCGCTTAAGCCTCCTCCTCTTGTTGCCCTCTTTCCTTCCTCGATTACCTTCTTTACATCAGTTTGATAATACGTAACTTGCTTCTTTACCATTACTTCTCACCTCCTTTTACAACTTTATTTGCATCCACTGCTTCACTCAATTTTAAAACTCTATCGTAGATAATCCTAAGCTGTTCCATAATACGTTCTAGTTGATTATACTTCTCTTCAAACCAACCTGGCGCCTCAGGCAAATCTAAACTTTCCCTCTTTTCTTTAGGCAGAAACAGCAGCTTCGTATTAATATTATCTGTAACGCTTGAGATAGTTTTAACTAACTCTTGGATAGAACTTATTTTCAAATCTATTCTACCCGTTTTAGACTGTTCATCCATTCATATCACCTCCTTATTTATTTACTGTCAACTCAGTCTGCATTAGCTCTGAAGCTCTTAGCCTTGCAATGCTTGATAAACTCATCCCTCTTTGTCTGAAAGCTTCGACTAATGCTGATAATTCCTTGGTCTGCTTTTCCAAATCTAATTTTTCTTTAGCTACCTTCAACCATCTTTTATCTAAAGTTACTGCCCCCGCAACCATTTTTTCAGTAAACCTACCTCCATTCTCTGTAAACTTCCTTCTATATTCAGCATCTAACTCAGCTCCTAAAACATCTAGTTCAAGTTTCTTTCTTTCGAGCAGGCCTCTCGAAACTTCCGCTAACACCCCGAAGTGACCTAGCAGTGATGCTTGTGTTGCTAATTCCTCATCCAATTTATTCCTATCAATTCTAAGCTCCTTTTCAACATCAGTTTCATAATTCTCACTACCCACTTTTACTTTAACTTTCATTTATTTCTCCTTTTATTATTTATATTTTAATATAATAATAAAATTTGTCAAGGCAAAAGTTGATTCGTTGTTTTTATAACTCTAGAGATACCATCCTTCTTTTGGACCACTATATTTCTGTCGTAGGACTCAGCATCGAGCAGCTCTGGTCTATGGGAGATTAGAAAAATAGTCCCATCTTCTCCTACCTCATCCTTTAAAACTTCTACAGCTTTCTCAACTCCTGGGGCATCTAATGCATCTAGAATCTCATCAGCAATTAAAAAATTAAATTGCTTTTCTGAACGCTTAGTAACCAGATATCTTAGGGCTAATAAAATAGCGAGGTCGGCTCTTCTTCTTTCGCCGCCTGAGGTACCTTTATATAAGTTAGTACCATTCGGTACTTCAACATCAACACCGAACTTCTCTCGTACTCCACCTCCCTTTAATCTACTTTGCGTATGAAAGTTAATTTGTATCTCCCCATTAGTTAATTTACTTGAGTAAAAGTTAGCTCTTTCGTTTAACACATTAATTACGTTATCTAAGATATACGACTTCAAACCTTTATTGCTAAAACCGACCTCCCAGAACTCTAAATACTTAACATCAGATTCAACCTTTTGCTTAAAACTTTTTAATTTCTCTAATTCCGTTTTAAAGTTAATAAGAGCTTCTTTCTCTTTATTAATAAGTTCTAGATATGGGGATAATTCAGCCCTAATTTTTACCAATTCTTTTTCGAGCATCTTTTTCTTTGTCTCGAGTTCAGTTCTCTCATTCCTCTCTTTCCATTCCTCATTTGAGAGCTCTTTCTCGGTGAGCGATAAGTCTGATTCTAGTAACTCCACTTTATCAACTTTTTTCTCCAACTCCTCTAAAACACCTTCCATCTTAGTTTCTGCAGTATGTTCCTTTTTTATTTCACTCTCCAACTCGACCAGCTCTGCACTTAACTCCCTCTTATGCTTATCTAAGTTCTCTTCAGTTAATAACTGACCGCAATAAGGACACTTCTCCTTCCCAACTAATGATTTTAAATTTTTCAGTTTCTTTTGCACCTTATCTCTTTGAGAACTAAACTGGTATATTTTCTCAGAATACCTCGCTAATTTCTCTTTAGTAGAATCTACTCTTTCTTCCAACTTACTTTTATCAACATTAGCTAAAGACCTCTTCAACGTGTCAACTTTAGATTTTAGTTTAAGTATATTATCACTCTTCGATTTTAATAGTTGCGAATCTATTGTAGCAATGTTTATCTTAGTTGACTCAATACGAGAGGACTTTAACTCTTCAAAGTTTGACTGTTTAAATTCTAAATCCCTTAACCTGCTTTGTGTCGCATCTATCTGGCCTTCTATTTGGGAAAGTTTATAAATAGTCTCGTCTAACTTAGACCTCCTCCCGTTAAGAATTTCTTTAGTCCTCATAAGATACTCTGTTAACTTCTCTAATCCCAAAGCTTTTTCTAATATACCTTTTTGCTCTTTATCGGTTAAGGAGGCAAAATACCTCGCTGCACCTTGGGGGAAACTGACTAAGTTCGAGAAAGTACTGAAATCAACCCCCAATAAAGAGTTAATTAATGCTTGCGTCTCTTTGACAGAGGATTTAGTCACATCTTCACCGTCTAGCCTTAAACTTAATCCATCCCCATACTTTTTTAGCTTCCTAAACCTTCTTATCTGTCCCTTAACTCCGTCATTTTCGAAGTCAACAGTAACCTCACAATCCCTTTTTATTTTATTGTTTAAAACTTCATCCCCAGTTAAACCTCTAAAAGTCTGTCCGAACAATACCCAAACTAACGCTTCTGCAATTGTACTTTTACCACTACCATTTGATTCAGCCGAGCTTGCATCAAGATTATTTCCTGATATTAATACTAGTCCAAGGGAGTTAAGTTCTATTTCAGCTTTTTGGAAACTCAGGAAATTCTTGATAAAAATCTTATTTAACTTCATCGCCTTTTCTCCTTTTAAATAACCTCTTCACTATCTCCTTCTCATGTTTAAATTTCGCAGATTGCCAAACCTTCCAGAGATATTTATCTATGGTGTTTTTGCCTATTCTTTCCACCTTCATCAAATCTACTTTGTGTACTTTCATTTTTTCTTAAGCAACTTTTTCATAATTTCCCTATCTTTTTTAGTATCATATGCTACAAATACTACAGAATCACCTTCAATTGTGATACTTGACTCTATATCGAAACTTTTCCCTATATGTGAAATGTTCTTCCGCTTAAGCTTTCTCACCCCATGATCTCCTCTACCATCGCTTGAATATTAGCCACTTTTTACCCCCTATTCTTATCAAGGAATAATCTCCTTCTAACTTCCTTCCTCTTAGGGTGAATCTCATACCTCCTGCTGTTTCTTGCGAAATAAAGGTGCCCTTATCCCAAATCATAACCTTCCCTGCACCATAACTCCCTTTCGGTATTTCTCCTTCAAAGTTAATATAGCTTGCTGGGTGATCCTCTACTTTAATAGCTAACCTCCGAACACCTCTCTCGATTGGTACTCCTTTCGGAACTACCCAAGATGATAATACACCTTTTATACCTAGTCTAAAATCATGGTGCTGACCCGCTCTCTCTGCAAAGTGAGCATGGACTACGAACTTACCGTTAATCGTATCATCAACTCTCCCAGCAGGCTCTGGAGTCTTTCCGAAATTTCTTTTCCGTTCATATTCACTCATTCTTTTCTCAGACAACTCATATCCTTTCTTTATTATTTATACTTAGAATCAAAAAAAGATAACTCAAGTTTTTTCATTCATAATCTCCTTCACAACTTTTAACAGCCTCTTTTTGTCTAAGTCCGTCTCGCTAGACTCGACATATTTCTTTACCATTTCTTGAAAGCTTAAAGTTGGATCTAATTCAATTCGTGGCTGAAACTCTTTAATAAACCTTTGCTCAATTATATATCCTCTTGGAGATAATTGATTAAGCTTCTTCTCAACCTCATCCCTTTCTTCTTTATCACATACCACCTTAACATAGTTCCCCTTCACTTTCTCATCAATAGATTTTAAACTAGTTATTTCTAAAAATTTAGGAGAGTTAAGTTCAACCTGTTTCAGTTTCATAGGGTGATCAGTGTCGAAAATAATTACACTCTTCTCCTGTCCTCTTTCTCCAAAATCATGCTGTAGCATACTTCCAACATAAATTATATTCTTACCTAACACTTGGAATTTATGATAGTGACCTAAAAACACCCACACGAACTTATCCGGTAGTAAATCACTAGCATTAAGAGAAGATGGCAATTTGAAATCGTATGGACCTACCTCAGCTCCGTTTACGCCTAAATGGCCAAATAACAAAGCGGGATGTTTGAATAAATGTAGTCCTGATAAGAACTTCTTCATTTTAGTTGTATCTTCAGCGTAAGGTAGAAATACTAGTTTGTATCCATACCATGGTACGGACGAAAATCCAGGCTCCTTAATTACTTCTGCAATTTTCTCAAATTGCTCTAATGAATTTACATCTCCTGTTTTTAAATACTGGTCGTGATTCCCTAGTAAGAGTATAAGTTGAAAATTTCTACTCAACTCCCTTAGTTTCAAATATGTATGAAACATCACATCTACATTTATTTTAACTCTCGAATTGAATAAATCTCCTAAAAATATTATAGTATTAACCCCGTGGGTTTTACCGATTTCGTTGATCTGGTCTAGGGTGTTTAAACAATCTTCTAACCTGCTATTTAAACCACGTTTGGTTATGAAACTAAATGGTAAATAGTTGTCGGCATGAAGATCAGAACACGCTAATAGTCTACTCATTACTCACTCCTTATATATTTTTTCAATATTTCGACATCTTGTTTTGTAGAACTACGTTCCTTAATAGAAATCCCCATGCATTGAGAAATAACTCCTTCTACTTCCCAAGAACTACCTGGATTTTGTAAAGAGGTTTGTACAGCTAGACATCCAATACCTGTTACTTCGTATTCAACTCCTTTAGTAGAGGGGAAAACTAACTCAAAAGGATGTGGATCTGGGTAGTATTTAAAAGTGGTGAAAGCTTTAAGGAACCCTTCGAACTTAACCATTCCTGCACGGCTATGAGTAACTCCCGGGGCTTCAATATCTAGACTCCAATTTTTAAGAGTTAACTCCAAATCTTCAAAATACAAAACACCTCCAGCACCGGCGAAGGACTGCCAGGTTTTACCAAACGTGTCGACATAAGACATTTCTCTTACTCCTTTACAATTATAATTCTTCTCCTTTGCCTACCGAATTTTCTCGCTAAATCTAAGTTGCGCATGAATAAATCGACACTCTTTTCAACCTTTGTCCCCATTAAGTCTTGTATTTCAAATTCGATATAAACTTTCTCTCCCCATCTCAAATTATATTGTTGTTTTAAATCTCTACTGACAGCAATATACTTTAACTGCTCTAAATCTTTTGGTTTTGCTGTTTTACCTGATGCCATCTCGAATGGAGTCTTATCAGTAATGTGAGGAGAGGGTGAATACGCAGTTACTTCTACCTCAATTACTTGAATTGTAGTACTCGGCTCGGCTCTTACTTTATCAGCTAACCTTAAACCGAAAAAGAGTATACTCCCGATAAGTAAACAGTTAATTATCAATATAATAGTCAACTTCTTATCCTGAATCATCTCTTCCCTTTTTCTTCCCCGCTCCGGCAAAGATTTGCACTTACATAGATACTCGAATTGTTCCCCAGAGACGTCAATTTCCCGAATCGAACGGGAAGCAGAGTATCCTGTGGTGTCTCCCCCTTCACAGCTATCCCAAACTGAAGCGTCTACCTTTTCCGCCACAGAGCGGGGCATAAGTTACACTTCTTTCTCCCAAAAATTCTCACTTCTTTCAACCAAAAATCTTACTTCTTTTTCTAATTTCGATATCGTGGTCCATCGAGAGGCGATATTATCTTTTATCTTGATAGCATTGCCCAACACCCATTTTAGTTTTACACAAGCGTTATTCATATCCTCCTCTGCACTTTTTAATTTACTCCTCATCTCTTTGAAACTTATAACAACTCCTTGCGCTACTTTTGGCTTCTCCTGCTTCACCTGCTTCACCTCTTCAGTTATTTTAGTCTCTTTTTTTTCTGGGGCAAGTTGCGATTCAGCTGGTTTCTTTTCCTCAGACCTGCGTATAACAGCTAATGCTAGTTTTAATTTTACCATATCAAAAGAAAAGAACTTGTTAGGGTAGCCTAAAGTTTCTAGGACCAATTTCGTTTTAGCATAACTGACCGTTTTTTTCTCCTTCGGATTACGTAGGCGAGAAATTGTTTCGGGGCTACATCCAGCCGCTTTCGCCAATCGTTTACAAGATGTACTCTGTTTTTCCATTTCTAATTTCAACTGGCTACCAATAACTTCTAACGCTTCTACTAGTTTCAAGTTTTATTCACCTCCTTTCTACTCTTTAACTCCTCCTTTAACTCCCAAATTCTTACCGTTTCCGCAAACCTTTCCATCGACTTCTTAGCCTCCTTTACAGCATCCTTGAAAGTCTGGAACCCCTCTGTTTGAAGAGATCCCTTTCCTACCCTACAGCAGACTATGTATTTAACCCCCTCTATCAAAATTTTCTCCCTTTATTTATATTTTATTATTTATATTTTATTATTTATATTTTAATATAATAATAAATTTTGTCAAGTCATTTGTTGATTTAGGCATTATACTTATCGATTTCGTTCTTTCCACCCCAACAGTCGCTCACCCTGATGTCTACTTTCGGAGAATAGTTAAGCTCTGGAATAAACCTTTCCATTTCCTCCTTTACTATTTTTAACACTTCTAAAACTTCTTTCCCGGGGACCTCTAAAAACAAACAGTCATGTACTGACCCGACTATACCTGCTTTGAAACCTTTCAATCTTTCATCTATTCTAATAGTTGCGAAAGATAGAATATCAGATGAAGTACTCTGTATAGGAAAGTTAATAGACTGTCTTGAAACTCTGCCTCTTATCATATTATCTGCTCGTTTCAGGCCGCTGAAGTGTCTACGCCTACCAAAAGGATTCACAATGACGAAATTATCTCTTGCAACTAAACTCCTCTGCTTTTCCATCCACCTACCTAATACAGGATACGTCATAAAAAACTTATTTGAAAACTCTATCGCTTTTCTTTGACTTACATTTATTCTTGAGGCGATACCCTCCGGAGACCCAGCAAAAAGAATTCCGAATGAAAGCATTTTGCTCCTATTGCGCTGTTCTTTATTAGGAATAGCATTAGGCTTACATATCCCAACAGCTCTTGCAGTATACGTGTGAAAATCGTCTCCTTGCAGGCGGTTGATTAAGTTTTTATCTTTCGTGATATAAGCAGCAACGTTTAGTTCCGCTTTCTCAAAATCTGCTTCTATAAACTTCCATCCTTTAGGAGCTACGAACATCGCTCTTATTTCAGACGGCTCTCTTGGGATATTTTGGAAATTTGGTTTATTACTTGATGTTCTGCCGGTTGAAGTGCCATGAATCAAATAGCTGGGGTGAACTCTGCTATTCTTATCTAACAATACTTTAATACCTTTATCACCACTACTACCATCAACGTAAGTTGACTTCAGTTTCTCAAGCCCCCTTAACTCTAATATCGCCTTTGGGAGAGTATGTTTCTTACTTAAACTTTCTAATGATTCTTTATTAAACGATGGGTTACCTTTCTCCGTTTTTAATGTGGGCGTCATATTAAGTTTTGCAAATATTTTAGCTAGCTGCTTCGTTGAACGCGGATTAAATGGTTCACCGGCTATCTGCTCTAACTCCTTCTGTTTCGCCTCTATCTTTTTACTCAAAGTTAAAGAAGCGGCTTCAAGTTTCTGTCTATCAATCAACACTCCCCTCTCCTCCATCCTAGTAACAGCAATCTCTAACGGGTATACTAATTTCAAATAAAAAGCTAAAAGTGACTCTTTTTGAAGCTTTGCTTTTAATACATGGTAAAGCCTTATACCAGCATCTACATCATAACAGCCATAATAGTGTAATAAGTCTTCAGGGATATCTGCAAACGTATCCGTCCTCTTTGGAGCCATTGAATGAACTCTGTCACTTATCTCTTTATAACCGTCTACAAACCCCAGAGGTAAATATTGAATCGAAATCTGCTCTTGAGAGTGTGGGACATCTTCATCGACCAGATGATGCATCAGCATTGTATCCCATATAATTCCCCCTATGTTAATACCGAGCCTGTGTAAAAATTTAATATCGAACTTAGCATTCGCCATCACTTTAGGAATGTTAGAACCTAATAAATCTCTTAAACTAGCTATGATCTCCTGCTTTTCCTGTTTAGTCCAAATCTCTCTAAGTTTATATCCATATAAAGGAACGCAAAACCCTTCCCCCGCCTTAGTTGAAAACTGAAGGCATAAAATCTTCCCAGTCAAAAAATCAAAACTCGACGTCTCTGAATCTAGAGAAAAAACTTCCGCTTTACTCAAGTAGCTCATTAGTTTTCTAAACTGGTTTATATTCTCTATTACTGCGTACCTCTGCCTCTCCTTTTTAAACCCATTAAGTAATTCCTTCGCATTACTTAAATCCCTAATCAATAACGGCTCTAACTCCCATTGGCGTAAAATACGAGCAGGATGGAAAGTAGAGATTATTTTCGAACCATTGATACTGAAAACTCTACCTCTCGCTAGATCTAATGTCTTTACATTGAGGTAGGCTCTAGAGGCTATTGAACCTAAGCATACAATAACCTCTGGGTTTATGTTTTTAATTTCGGTTTGTAATCTTTGCTTGCAACAATTTATCATCGATACTGTAGGTGTAGCATTTTCAGGTGGTCTACATAAGATTGTATTCGTACAGTAAATGTCACTCCTGCTTATACCTGCTGCACTGAGCGCTTTATTCAGCTCCTGTCCTGCTGGTCCGACAAATGGCTTTCTTTCCACTGTTTCATGAAATCCTGGCGCCTCTCCTATACATAAAATCTTCGCTTTTTTGTTTCCTGAACCTAAAACTTTAATACTTCCCTTTAATGGGCAATTGTTACAACTCATTTTTTCACCTTTATTAAATATTTTCTATCAACCCAATATTTTCCCTCGATAGTAAAAAACTGGACTAAACAAGAATTGTCTAAACAAGAGCGTACTTCTCCTAACCTACCTCGAAATCCCGGATAAAAAGTCGCTTTGACAATATCTCCTACGTAAATATAACTATTCTTATCCCTTTCTATCAGCTCCTTTTCTTTCACCCCTTTCACCTCCTCTCAATTATCTCTAACTCTTCCTCGTCAAAAGATAATGTTTCCCTACATCTAACTATTTTCCCGTTCATTGGCTCTTTTTCATCCCATTGAAATTCGACACGGACTTTTTGAGATAAGGGGTATCAATCAACTCTACCTACAAGCCCGTAACTAGTCGACCCTTTATCGATGACTTTTACAAAATCTCCCGCTTTCGGTCTAATTTCAGAGTACGATGGAGTATAAGATTTATCCCTTTTTATAAGTTCACTCTCTTTTACTTTCATAGCACCTCCTTATAACTATTAATCGAATAAGGCTTCGCACTTTTAATTATCCCATTTAACTCCTCTCTTGTTTTTGACCCCGGGTCACCATCTTTTAAAAAAGCGATTTTTACGTTGAAATATGAGCTAAGTTTAGATGCAACCTTTAACGCTTTTATTTTTGCGTCTGAATCAAGCATTACAACTATCGTACTACTTTTCGGCAAGTAACCTAGCAGTAAATCTAGTTGACCTTGAGATAAATAAGAACCTAATATCGCTATACCTCTCTTTCCAACTCTTATGGCATCAAAAATCCCTTCAACTAAAACATAAAAATCTGCTGTATCATAGCCTATGTTGAATAGTTGATTTGACTTTTTCATTGAATTGGGATATAAGTATTTTGGCTTATCATCAATAATCGTTCGTGCAACAAAGCCAGTCACCCTGTTATTTATCTTAATTGGGAAGATTAGACGATGGGCATACCTACCTTCATTGCAGAATCCTATTTCATATTCATCTATATCTCGTTTTGTCAAACCTCTGTTAATCAAGTAGTTTAAAGCTCCTTTATTTTTAGAGGCATCGACTGCATTTGGAGGCAAAGACACCTTCTCAACTAAAACTTTATTAGATGTTTTAAGACACTTTTTAAAGTTATTGTTGATTTGTTTATTTGATATCAGTGTGAAGAGGCTGTAAATTTTGTTGCAACGCTGGCAGAAGCAGACATGTTTTTTGAGGGAACAGTATAAATGAAATTTGGTATCATTACAATTAGGACAATTCAAGCGAATTTCATTCGGATCGGCAGTCTCTTTGACCTTGTACCTCTTTTTAAGTTGCTCTAATACATCCATCTTTCCTTCCTCAATTAAATAAACCGGCGAAGCCGGTCCCGCTTTAGCGGGCTACTATAATTTTAACTGATGCTGTGTAGTTGTTGATTTGTTGAAGTTGTTGATTTAACTGGCTTCTTCTTTTCTAAAAACTTTAGTTTTTAGAAAAGCAGCTTCTACTTCTTATTTTACTTATTATCTAAATATATATCTATACTCTGGTTTTTCCAGAGGTAGCCTCTGGTTTTTCCAGAGTCGGTAACTTCATTCTTGGGATTAAGCTTTGTAGAAACCTCTTTCGCCCATCGAATCCAACTTGCTTGATAAAACGAAGTTTCTTTAACTTTGTTATCGTATCGCCGATTTTCCACTCAGAACAGCCCATTAATTCTGCTAAATATTTGTTAGATGCGTAACAGTGGTTAGCATTATCTAAACTATCGATTTCAACTAGGATGCATTTCTCTAACGCATTTAACCTCTTATCCAACCATATCTCCTTCGGTATCCAAACTCCTTTAAAATCTCTGTGAAAACTTGTTTGATTCTCTTTCATTCTCGCTCTCCAATATATGTATTTCCTAAAATTTCAGCAAAAACATTGAAGTATTTTTGACATTTAACTTTTCTCCCAGCAACAAAATCTTGCAAGATAGGATGGGTTAAGCCGTCTTCAGGTAATTCAGCAATAAGGTACCCCTTCTTTGCAAATTCATCAAAGTAGTCGAAGCCTCCAGAGGGAAGAAAGCTACCAATCCGTCTACCAAGATTATTTTTGCTGTTTTTGTATCTAGAGTCATAGATTGTAATTACATATCCTTTTACTGAAACTTTTAAAGGTCCACAAATAAGGTTATTTGTGATACAGATCCAGTTTTTTGGATCCGTAGAAGGTTCTGCGAAAACTAGAGCGTCGTAATAGACTTCTTTTATCTGCCCAGCATACTTTGCGGGTTGAACAACTTTAACCTTGTATTTACTTAAACTTTCGCTACCTACTTCAACTACATTACCGTAATAGACTTGTTCATCATCTCCAAAAGACACTAACATTTATCTTTCACCTCCTTCTTTTTGAATAATTTACTCGTAATTTCTCTATCATTCTCTAACTCATAAATATTCATTAACAACGGGATGCTACGTAAATAAGCAAGTTCCTGTTCTGGGGTGAGCTGTTTAAATTTCTCCTTTTTTAGGTACATGAATGCTCCATTTTAGTTCTCCTTATATATTATCAATACTATATAGTACTAGGACTAAGTAGTATGTGAAAAGTCCAAGCAAAGTTAAAACTATTGTTGAGATTTTCACCGGATACATTTTTACCTCCTATACTGCAAATATCATCTTCGAGTAATTTGTCTTAATTGGAATTAGAGCACCTTTAGGGGTATCCCTAGACGCGGCAATATATAATCTTAATTCCTCTTTTTCTTCCTCTTCCAATGTTTGACACATACTTATAATAATGTCGGCAATAAAAGCTTTAGCATAACATTCACTTAGATCTGCAATCGTTACCACTTTTTTAGATAACGAAGCTCTGTTACCTTGAGACGCCGTCACAACTGCCATATTTCTTTCTCCAGCAATTCTTCTTAGTCCACCATATATTTCTTCCAAGTCAAACCTCCTGATATCACTTTTTTCCTCAGGCCTCATAATATCTGCATAATCTGTTATTATCATATCTGGTTTAAAATCGTATTTACTAGCTAACGAATCCAAATTCTCTTCAATCATTGAAACAGAGCATCCATAAGTCGGATACTCTTTGATAACTAAAGACTCTTTAAATTTTTTCTTTAACTCCTCTAATTTAGATTGTAGAGTCGGTTGCGAGATAGGTAAGCTGGAATGCGTTATACCGGAGAAGCGAGAGTCGAATCTTCTTATCACTTTCTTCGCACTCATCTCAAAGGTATAGTATATTACTTTATATCCTGTTAAAACAGCTGCGACTCCGAGATTCATAAGAAAAATCGATTTGCCACTTTTCGGTGAGGACAAAATTATGAATAACTCTTTCCTTCCTATACCTCCTATTATTTGATCTAGTTCAGGTATTAATGTTGGAATCCTCTGTTCCTCCTTATAGACATCTTCCCTGTTTACGTCGAAGTAGAATAAATCGGGTTCCTCCTTTATACCGAAAGACTTTATTTTTATAAATTCCTTATAAATTTCCTCCTCTCTATTTGATTCTATTAAGTCGATATATTTTTTAGCCGCCTCTCTATGCATTAGTCTTTTTAAATACCGCGTTGCCTCGTTTCTCGAATATTCTAAATTTTCAACTTTGTTAAATAGTTGTTTTAAAACATCAGCGATATAAGGTATGTTAGTTTCAGATATGGATTTGTTTGCGATCTGTTTTTTAATCTCATTTGTGAAAACTGACTGAGATGGCCTCTGTTTGAATTTTTTATAATACTGTTTCAACGTGTTAAATAAAATCTGGTTAACCCCTGTAAACGGATTGATCGAATCCACCGATAACGTGAGCGCTCTATCATTTATAAGATATTGTAAGACTTCTATCTCTTTTTCCAATTTTTCTCCTTTTTTAAAGAATTATACCTCTGTTTTTAAAATAAGTCAAGGCAAAAGTTGATTCGTTGCTACTTACCCTTGTATCTCTTGAGTAGTTCTTCTGCCTCTGGCTTGCTTAAGTTGAATTTTGACGTTAAACGCTTTATATATTTCGACTTCTGTTTCTCTCTCTCTTTAGGTGTTAAGACTTTTAGGTTTCTCGCCCTGATGTATCTCATATATCTATCTGTTGCCCTCTCTGAACATAGATGTGAGGGTAAGATAAAAACATAATTCTCTTTCAACCCTTCAAATTGAGCAACCACCCACCCTTTGTAACTTGCCCCTACCTTATCTGCCAGCATCGAAGCTAAGACATAATAACGTTTATGTCTCTTAAATGGGTATCTGAAACGGATATTTTTAGCTCCATTTTTCTTTAAATTCGCAATATAATAGTAATACATCTCTTTTGCTCTATTCATCTCAGCCCTACCCTATCTGCAGTATATTGTTTCACCCTTTTCTCAAGGCTGCTTACTTTCTTCCTCCACCAATTTCTACCGAGCTCTCCAATTAAGTATCCATCTTTAAAGACTAAGGTCCCATTCAACATTACGGTCGTTCTGCCTCCATAACGCCAGGCTAGTTGCTTTTCTATCTCTGATTTAGGTTGGAGTTCGATTTTACTATTTCTACGCCACCTTAACTTTTGTGCTTCTCCCTTTGAACGTGG